AGACGGCATCAGCGCCGTGTTCAAAATCCTGCCGGTGCGTTTTGTCCCCGCCTCGCTGGATGAATCCCTGCGCCGGGCGGAGCTGACGGTCAGCATCTGGATTTCCGCTCCCCGGGCGATGGGCGGCACCGCATGTGTGGACGCCTTTTCGCGCATCAGCGACGCGCTGTTGTTCGGTGAAAACGGGCTGTGTCTGCAGACCATCTCCTGCGGGAAGGTGGAGTATTCCGAAGCCGCCGAAGCGTTCCGAATGAGCGCCGAGGTGGGCATGACGGCATACTGCCGGGAAAGCGGGGGATAACATGGAGCTTTTGGTGCCGAAGCGTCAGAGCGTATCCATTGAGCTGAACGGCGAGAGGGTCGCCTCCGCAAGCGCTGTAAAATGCGTGTGTGTCAAAGAGCGCAGAGCAATCCGCGCGTTTGGCGAGGCGGAGCCGGTGGCCTGGCTGGACCTTTCCCCCTCGTACCGTCTGGAGCTTTCTCAGTTGAGTGGTTTGGGGCAGAGCATCAGCCGCTCGTCTCTTTGGGAGATGAGCGATTTTCGCCTTGTCACCGTGCAGGACGGCGTACGCACCGTATACAGCGGCTGCGAGTGGCAGGAGCTGACGGAGCAGGCGGATGCCGGGAACGGCTTTCTGGCAGAGCATGCCGTGATGACCGCCCGGAAAAGGAGCAGAGAGGAGGAGCCGATATGAACGAAATCGAAGACCTTGTCGGGAGTGTTTCCGCTGTGCAGGAGAGGGAGCAGGCCGAACGAATCAGCCGCGTGCTGGAGCGGGATTATCGGCGCTATCCTCACCCGATTTCGGAGGAGGAGCTGGTATGAAGCTGCAGCCGATGAAATACGGGGAATACGTCTGGCCGCATAATCCCGAGCACCTGACGGTGAGCTGCCGCAGAGCAGTGCGGGAGCTGCAGGCGCCGTTTGCCGGGAGCATCTTGCAGGATTACGGCGTACAGAAGCGCGTGGTGGAGGGCGAGGGCGAGTTTTATGGCGCGGACTGCATCGGGCAGTTCCAGAAGCTGTATGGGGAGCTGGAAAAAACGGAACGGGCCGTGCTGACCCTGCCGAATGTTCCGCCGTTCCTCGCGCGTTTTGTCACGCTCGAGCTGATCGGCAGCCCGGAGCCGGACCTTGTGCGTTACCATTTTGTGTTCTGGGAGGACGGCGCGGCAGAAACTGCCGGGAACCTGCTTTCCGGGCAGGTGTACGAATGCCGTGAGGGCGACGATCTGTGGCGGATCGCCGCGTACTACTCTGTCACCGTGCAGCAGCTGCTGGAGAAAAATCCGGCGATCCGCTGGCCGAACTATCTGCGCGAAGGCGAGAGGGTGGTGATTCCTTGAAATTTGAGGGAATCACGGCACAGGGGGAGGTCTGTTCCCTTGGCACGCCGCTGTCCGTTCACATCAGCCGTGGTGCGGGAGCACCCGCGGACGAACTGGTGGGGGAATTTCCCTGGGGCGTTCTGCCTCCTCTGTACCGCTTGCGGGTTTCGGATGGGGAGAGAATCGTGTTTTTTGGCCCCGTGGATGTTCAGCAGGAGAAGATTTCACCCAAAGGAGCCTTTTTGCGCGTGGAGGGACGGAGCCTTGCGGCGCTGCTGCTCGACAATGAGGCGGTGCCGCAGACGTATTACTCCCCGCCGTTTTCTACCGTGTTTGCCCGCCATGCCGCGCCATATGGATTTTTGCGGTATCGGGTACCAAGCGGTACGGAAAAAATAGGTGAGTTTACGGTGACAAAGGGCATGAGTGAATGGCAGGTGCTCGAAAGCTTTTGCCGCCGGGCGTGGAGCGCTTCTCCCGTTTTGCAGGAGGGGGACGAGCTGACCGTCGGCGGATCGGAAGAGAACGGGGTGCTGTTGTTTGGAGATTCCGTGCGGGGGCTGACGTATCTCTCCCTGACCAGAACGCGCAGGGAATATGAGAGAATCAGCGAGCTTCTGGTTCGCTCGGCCAAGGATGGGCGTTATACCGTTTCACTCACGGACGAGCAGGCGCAGCGCGACGGCATTCGCCGCAGGCGCTGCCTGAGTGCTTCCTCGGCGGTCAGTGCAAAGCAGGTTCTTGCAAACGCGCGGCACAAGTCGCTGGAATACACGCTGATATTGCCCGGCTGGCCCGATGTGCAGCCGGGAAGAAACGCGGAGATCAGCGACAGATTGCTTGGCCGGGCAGCAGGGCTCAGAGTGTGGAGCGTGGAGTATGAGCTGGACACCGGCGGGATGCTCTGCACCGTCACGCTGCGGCGGGCCGCGGAGTAAAGGAGGAAACCAAATGTGGATTTCGGAGAAAATGGCTGCGGCGCGCGCTGTGGAAAGCGCGGTGGCATCCGGTGAGGTGACGGGCGGGCAGGACGCCCGTATCGCCGCGCAGGGAGAAACCGAATACCGCCGTCTTGCGCTCGCGGCTCCCTGGGGAATCGCGTATCTGCCGCCGGCAGGGGCAAGGGCGGTGATCCTTGGCGGAGCGGAAAACCCGGTTTGCGCCGGTACCATTGTAGAGGCCGGAGGGCTTGAGCCCGGCGAGCTTCTGCTCTTTTCTGCCGGTGGGGCGCGAATCTGCCTGAAAAATTCCGGCGAGGTGGTCATCAACGGCCAGACCTTTTCCGCTGCGGGGGGATCGTAATGGACATCAGGCTGGATCAGGGTGATTTTGCGGTTGGGATGAACGGCCTGCCGGGTTCCGTCAGTGGCAGAGAAGAGCTGCTGCAGCGGGCTTTGATCCGTCTTATGGTGCCGCGCGGCAGCTTTTCGTATGACCCGGGGCTCGGCAGCAGGCTGCACACGCTGGTGATGTCCGGCGCGGATTTGAGCGCGAGGGCGCGCGAGCTTGTGGAGGAAGCACTGGCGGCGCTGCCGGGGGTTTCGGTGGAGCAGGTCGCCTGCACACCTCTCAGCGGGGGACGCGCGCGCCTTGTGGCGGAGCTTTCCACTTCCTTTGGCCCGGGCACCATTTCGCTGGAACTGACAGGACAGGAGGGGTAATCCAATGGAAAGTTACGGCTCTGTTTTGGAGCGGATGCAGCAAACCTTTCAGGAGCTGGCGGGTTTTTCCGCAGACGATGCGTCTGATTTGGGAATCCGGCTTAAAGTGCTGGCAGGCGAAGTCTATTCCCTGCTGAACGGGGTGGAATGGCTGAAAAATCAGATGTTCCCGCAAACAGCGCAGGGGGAATACCTGATGATGCACGCAGCACAGCGCGGACTTTCGCGCAAAAGCGCGACGCCTTCCTCCGGAACGCTGGTATTCGGGCGCTCCGGCACCCTGCCGTATGATGTGCTGATCCCGAAAGGCACGGTCTGCGCCGTTTCGGGCGAGGCCGGCCCGCGCTTTGAAACAACGCAGGATATCATACTTCCAGCCGGTGCGCAGACGGCGCAGGGGCCGGCGGTATCACAGCAGGGGGGCAAAGAATCCAACGCAGCGGTGGGAACCGTGACGCTTTTGCTCACGCCCCCCGCGGGCGTGGAGACTGTGGCGAATCCGCAGGCATTTACCGGCGGCGCCGATGAGGAAATCGACGAAGAGCTGCGCAAGCGCCTGCTGAAAAGCTATGAGGTGCTGCCGAACGGCACCAATGCGGAATTTTACCGCAGCTATGTGGTGCAGTACGACGGGATTCAGTCCGCGAGCGTTCTGCCCAGAGCAGACGGCAGCGGAACCGTCGCTATCTACGCCGCGGGCCGGGGCGCTGCCCCGCCGCAGGCTTTGCTGACGAAAATACAATCAGAGCTGAACAGCCTGCGCGAGGTAAACGTAGAGGTAACGGTGCACCCGCCGGAGCTGGTGGGGTTCCCAATTTCCGTGTACATCGATCCTGTACCGGGGTGCACCCTTGCGGCCGCAACCAGCCAGACTCTGGAGGTAATCCGGTCGTATTTCGATCAGCTTTCCGTCGGGGAATCCGTCATTCTGGCGCAGCTCGGCAGGCGGCTGATCGATACCGGGCTGATCCGTAATTACCATTTTGACGAGACCTTGACCAAGGATAAAAAAATGGAGATTTCACAGCTGGCGGTGCCCGACCCGGTGTATGTGCAGCAGATGGGGAGCGTGGTATAGCATGAGGGCGATGGATTCCATGCGGGAAAAGCTCTTGCCGCTCCGGCTGTATCGAATGGACGGCGAAAGCCGGGTGGAGGCGGAGCTTTCCGCCGCGGCCGAAGGGCTTGATCTGGTCTATCAGGCGCTCGAAAGCCTGACGCAGGAAGCGTTTGTCGAAACGGCCGAGGGATTGGGTCTTGCGATGCGGGAGCTTGCTTTTGGTTCAGAGCGCACCGATCTGCCGCTGGAGCTGCGGCGCGAAATGCTTTTGTACCGCGGCGCGGTGACGGTGAACGACAACACCAAAGAGAGCGTGGAGCGCGCGCTGTTTTCCATAGGGCTGCGCGCAGAGCTTTGGGAGGCTCCTCGTGAACAGAAGCTGTATGTCATTTGCTATGAAGTGATGGATCAGCAGGTGACGCGGTACCGTTTAGAGCAATCCGCGCTGCGCTTTCTGCCCGCCCATCTGGAAATCATTTTTGATTTCGGAAAAGTGACTTGGGTCTATCTGCAGGAAACGGAAAAAACATTTCAGCAGCTCGAGGAGCCCGGATACACCTGGGAACAGATTCGAGAGCTGGAATGATGGAAACAACTGGGAGGGAATCAGAATGCCGTCCACGAATAAAACGCCCCAGCTGGGGCTAAATAGCTGGGTAGACACCGATAAGCCCCGGCGAGAGGATTTTGTACAGGATAATACGATTCTGGATACGGTGATCAGCGGGCACCTGGCCGATATGGTGCTGCATCTGACCGAGGCCGACCGGCTGAAACTCAGCGACGGTCTGGTAGCGGGCAGCCGTGCGGGGACAGGGACTGAAGAGGCTTCGATTACGCTCGATTTTGAACCGAAGCTTGTATTTGTGTTTTCAAAAGAAAAACCGCTGGCCGATTACAGCGCTTCCGGCAGCTATATAGTGGTAAACAGCGGTATCGCCACACCGTGGGGCAATACCCAGGGTGTGGCTGTCAGCGGGAACAGGGTGACCTTTCAGCAGAGCAAAACCACTCCCGAGGCGGGCGGTGTGATGCTGAATCTGAACAAGCTTTACGGGCAGTACGTTTACTTGGCCATGCGGTAACGGTGATTGACGAACCGGCGTTTTTATACTATGATAAGGTACAAATCATTCCCGGAATGGGATCGTTTTCCGGGCTGCGGATAGGAGCTTACCATGGAATTGTTTGAAAATGAAGTTCGCCCCGAGCGTGCGCTTTTGGTGGCGGTAGATACAGGAGAATACGACGTAGAGGCCTCAATGGCGGAGCTGTACGAGCTCACACGGAGCGCGGGCGCGGAACCGTTTGGCTCGATGGTGCAGAAGCGCCCTTCGCCTGACTCCGCAACATGTGTTGGCTCCGGCATGGCCGAGGATATTGCCGATTACTGCACACGCTACGAAATTGATTTGCTCATTTTCGACTGCGAGCTTTCGCCTACCCAGATCCGCAATTTGGATGAGCTGACAAAGGTGCGGGTGATCGACCGCACGATGCTGATCCTCGATATTTTTGCCGCCCGCGCAAAATCAAAGGAGGGCAAGCTTCAGGTGGAGCTTGCCCAGCTTCGCTATTTGCTGCCGCGCCTGAGCGGCAAGGGAATCGCGATGTCGCGCCTTGGCGGCGGAATCGGTACGCGCGGCCCAGGCGAAACAAAGCTCGAGACCGATCGCCGGCACATCCGCCGCAGGATTGAGGGCCTGAAGGAGCAGCTGGAAGAGGTGGAAAAACACCGCGAGCAAATCAACCGCCGCCGCCAGAAGGACGGAGTGATTACCGTAGCGCTTGTCGGCTACACGAACGCCGGGAAAAGCACG